TAGTTCTGCAACAATAGATTTTACTTCAGATATAGACAGCACATACAAAGAATACATTTTTAAATTTATAGATATTCACAACGCTACAGATGCAGCTGATTTTCAATTTCAAGTAGATACAGGAACTAACACTAACTACAATCAAACAATTACTTCCGCTGGTTTTGTAGCTGAACATGATGAAGCTGATAGTGCTACCACTCTTGCAACTCATAGTGGATCAGCAGTTTTACACCAAGAAACAGGTTTTCAAGATTTAGGAAGATCCTTGGGAAACGATAATGATCAATCTTTAAATGGAAAGTTACATTTATTTGAACCAAGTAGTACAACTTTTGTAAAACATTTTATGGGAGTTATAAATGAAGCTGGAGCAACTGATCAAACTGTACAAAGATTTGTTTCTGGTTATGTAAATACAACAACAGCTATAACTAGAATTAGATTTAAAATGGATAGTGGTAACATAGATGCTGGCACTATAAAAATGTATGGAGTTTCATAGTGTCAATTGTAACTTATAACAATAGAAGCATTGCAAATATCTCAGCTATACCTGGGGCAGCTAAATCATTAACACATATTAAAACTTTAACTGCTAGTTCTAGTTCTACATTGTCATTTGTAGATGGTAGTAGTGATGTGGTATTAGATTCTACTTATCCTATTTACGTTTTTAAATTTATAAATATTCATGCAGCAACTGATGCTGCAGATTTTTTAGTAAACTTTAGTGCTGATACTGGTTCTAATTACAACGTAACTAAAACTACAACATATTTTACTGTTTATCATAATGAGAGTGGCAGTGCTACAAATTTAGGCTATGATGATGCTCATGATTTAGCACAAAGTACTGGTTTTCAAAAATTACAAACTAATTCAGGAACAGATAATGATCAAAGTTGTTCTGGTGAAATGTTTTTATTTAATCCATCATCAACAACATTTGTAAAACATTTTACATCTATGATGCAAACATATCATAACGCAGATTATTCATTACAAACACCAGTAGCTGGATATGCAAATACTACGTCTGCAATTGACGCTGTTCAATTTAAAATGGATAGTGGTAATATAGACGCTGGCACTATAAAACTCTACGGAATAAAAGATTCATAATGAGCATAGTTACACTTAATGATAGAGCAGTTAGATCGGTATCAGCTTTTGGGTCTTTGGATACTGGATCTATGATATTTATTAAAAAGCTAACTGCTAGTTCTAGTGGTACATTAAGTTTTGTTAATGGAACATCAGATGTTGTACTAGATTCTACTTACAAAGAGTATGTGTTTACATTTAAAGATATACACCCAGCGACCGATAATGTAAATTTTACTTTTAACATGAGTGCAGATAGTGGAAGTAACTATAACGTTACTAAGACAACTACATATTTTACAACATATCACGATGAAGCAGATAGTAGCACATTACTATCTTATTCTACTGCATTTGATCTAGCACAATCAACTGATTTTCAATTACTTACAAATGGAACAGGAAATGGTAATGATGAATGTGCTTCTGGTTATTTACATTTATTTAACCCATCATCTACAACTTTTGTAAAACATTTTACTGCTAATATGCAACATTATTTAAATTCTGATTTTTCTATTAATAATTATTCTGCTGGATACGGCAACACAACAAGTGCAGTAAATGCTATTCAATTTAAAATGTCATCTGGCAACATAGACGCTGGAGATATTTGCCTTTACGGAATTCTATAATAATGATACATAAAATATAAGGAGAAAACAATGCCAAGATATCATAATATAAACGGTAACAAAGTACAGTTCACAGCTGAAGAAGAAGCTGCGAGAGATGCTGAAGAGAAAGCGTGGGCAGATGGTGCCCCTGCTAGAGCTTTAGCTGACCTTAGAGCTAAAAGAAATAGACTTCTTGCTGAAACTGATTACTATGCTTTATCTGATGTTACTATGTCAGATGACATGAAAACATACAGACAGAATCTTAGAGATCTGCCTGCAGGTAAAGACACTGTTGCTAAATGTGAAGGTGCTACATGGCCAACTAAACCATAATGGCACGAAAGTTTAAATCGTTTGAAGAAAGACCAAAACCAAAGAAACGACCAAGAGTACATAAGAAATCAAAAAATAAAGATGAGAAGCGTAGCTTCAAAAAATATAATCGACAGGGGAGATAATGACAACACCACCTAAAACACCTGCAACACCTGTAGACACAGTTCTACAAAAAGGTGCTATTGCACCTGCCCAAAAAGAACAAACAGGTAGCTCTAAAGCAGTATCATTAATTGATAGCTTATTAACAAAAGCTACTCTACCAGTAGGTACAACTATATCACCACAGCTACAAAATGTTGGTACTAACGAATTAATGGGAACTACTGGTCTTACTACTACAGTTCAAGCTGCTACACCTACTGCCCCTACAGCACCAACTATAGCTGCCCCTGGAACAGTAACTAGTGTAGGTGCTACTGCGGCTGCTCCCCAAGCTGTTTCTCAATTTACAGCTGCACAAGTAGCTGGAGCAACACCTACAGCAACTGCTGCACAAGGAACTGTATCAGCTCCTATGACAGCTGCTCAAGGTACTATTGCTTCTGATGCTACAGTAAAAGGTCAATTAGCAGGACTACAAACAGAAGTTGAAACTGCTATATCTTCAGGTAATCCTTTACCAGTATGGGCTAGAGGTGCTGCAAAAGCAACCGAAGCTGCAATGGCTAATAGAGGTATGAGTGCAAGTTCAATGGCTGCACAAGCATTAGCTGAAGGTATTATGAACTCAGCTATACCAATAGCTGCTCAAGATGCTGCTACATATAAAGATATGATTTTTCAAAATCTATCTAACAACCAACAAGCAGCACTAACAAATGCACAAGCATATCTACAAATGGATATGGCTAATTTGTCTAATAGACAACAAACTAATTTAGCTAACATAAATACTAGGCAAGCATTTTTATTATCTGATCAAGCTGCAGCAAATGCTTCATACCAATTTAATGCATCTAGTCAAAATCAAGTTAATCAATTCTACGATAAGCTATCAACTTCTATTTCAGAACAAAATGCTGCTAGAGTTGATGCAATGAATAAATTTTCTGAAGCAGAAAAAAATAAAGTTAGTGCATTAAACGCACAAAATACTATTGCAGTTAATGAAGCAAATGCTAAAAGAGAAGCAACTATAAATCAATATAATGCAACACTACAAAATAATAGAGATCAGTTTAACGTAACTAATCAAAGAGAAATAGATCAATCAAATGTAGTTTGGAGAAGAGCACTTAATACAGCTAATACTGCTGCAGTAAATGCTGCTAATCAAACTAACGCACAAAATTTACTAAACATATCAAACTGGGCCTTATCCTCTGCATGGCAACAATGGAGAGATGAAGCATCTTGGGTTAATACATCTTCACAAAATGAAAAAAATAGAAATCATAATTTAGCGATGGCAGCTCTTGAAAGATCAACAGCATTAGATCTACAAGATAAAGCATCAAAAGATTCTCTATATGAATTAATTGGTAGGTTTGGTTTTAATTTATTTAATACACCATAGGAGAAATAATTAATGTTCAAATTAAAAGATATTTTTAAAATAGCTGTTGTAGGAGCAGCAGGATATTTTGGCGGAGCACTAGGGGCAAAGTTTGGTCAAGGTGCTCTAGGTAAAAAAGTGGGAACTGCATTAGGTAAAAGTTTAATGAGTAGAGGGTCTGGCACAGGTGGAGAACCTGCATCTGCACAATATGTAAGACCACCTAACCTAAGTCGATTTGATATGCCAACATATGCTTCAGGGAGTGGTCGATCTGATATGATTCCAGGTTCACTACGAGTAATTGATGGTATAGGAATGAACGCTTTGTGGGAGCGTAGATTAGATAAATATTTACTTAGAAAAAAAGCTATAGAACAAACTATAGTTAAAGTTTAACTTACAGGGAATATAATGAGAGAACGAGAATACGAACAAGGAGTTGGTGATCCATTTGATTCACCAGTTCCAGGACAATCACTTACAGATACTCCAGGTAATTACCCTTGGGAGCACCCACCACAATTTACTGATCCTGAAGAAGTTACAGAATATCTTTGGGTTACTTTGCATCAAAAACAATTAACAGAACAGTTAATAGGTATGCTAGATGCAGGTGTTCCTGTAGAAGCTATTGGTAGAACTATATTATTTGCTGGATTTATGGAAGGTAAATTTTCTCCAGATCTTGCTTTTATAATTACAGAACCTGTAATGAAAATGATAGCAGCCATAGGGCTACAAGGTGGTGTGGAAAAAATAGTATTCTCATTAGAAGATTTAACAAATAAACAGCAGATAAGAGAAATCACTAAAGTTAAAATGGCTAAAGAAAAAGTAGCAGAGATAACTGAATCTACACAAGAAGATATTAAAAAAGCTGGCTTGATGGCTAGACCTAAACCAGAGGGAGAAGAATAATGTCAGTAGCAAGAGGAATATTATCAGGATTTTTAAAAGAAAGTTTAGAACAAAAAGCAGCAAGAGATGAGATGTATGCTGATATGGTTAAAGAGACTGGTCAAGAATTTAGAAAGACAGCACAGTTATTTAGAAAAAATGAAGAAGATACAGAAAAAAGATTTAAATTAATTGAAGAAAAAGTAGGAACACCAGGTGCTCTATATGCAAGCTACAATGGTCTTACAACTTCTGATGCTGGAATGAATTTAATGTTTAATGCACCTAAAGATTTTTTAGATAAACTTAAAGATTTTGATTTTCAAGGTTATAATTTTAATACAGCTAAAAGTTCAAGAGCTATGAACTTTAAAGATCAACAGAAAGATGCTATAGATTTAATAACTAAGAATCAAGGGTCTGGTCCAGTAGCAGAATTATTTTTTAAGGATATGAAAGCTATGGACACAGGTACAGAAGTTGCTAGGCCTAAATTAGATTTACCTAAAATGAGTCAATTTGGTGGAGATAGTAAAAATTTTGATATTTTAAATAGTAGACACGCAACAGAAGCTAATAGATTTTCTGGTGATTTTGATACATATTTTTATAATAGAAATATGGGAACTTATATGATAACAGGGCTAGATAAAGATAATCCAGTTGCTCCCCTTATAACAGATTTATTATCTGATTATGATGATGCAAAAGCTAGAGGATACACAGGTGGGCAATTGCAATATGCTAGAGATAAATTTATAAATAAAAAATTAAGTGAAGTAGGTATTGAAAATTTTCCAAGACCAGGATATGATGATTTACCTGAAGCTAAAACTACTGCAAAAACAATATCTTCTAATATACCAGGTGCTAATGAACAAACAGAAAGTTTAATTACTAAATCAAAAGCAAAAAAAATTGATCCAGAAAAAGTTCCTGGTAAAAAATTTGATCCTGATAAGTCACCTGGTAAAAGATTTGATCCAGAAAAATCTCCTGGTATAAGAGTTACAGATGAAAGTGGTGCAATCATGAATGAAGCTAGACAAGCTATTTCATCTATTTCTAGATCAACAACATTATCTGATGAACAAAAAGAAGAAGCTATTGCTAATGTTAGAGCAGCAGCAAAAGAAGAAATAAAAAAAATAGGATTAGATCCAGATAACTTTTCATTCTAATAATGGCTGAAAACAGATTTAAACAATTTATGCCTGTAGATCAACAGGATGATGAACAAATTAAATCTAGTAATAGATTTAAAACGTTTATGCCTGATGATGCTTCTATAGAAAATAAATTTGATATTTCTAATGAGCCAGATAGTAAATCATTATATAAAAATATAGAGTTAGACTCTAATAGATTTAATTTTTTAATACCTGATGAAGCTAAACCTAAAGAAAATATAAAATTATTTTCTAACGAAGACACAGATTTTACTGCTGGTGATGCATTTTTATTAGGATTGGGAGATACTTTAAGAGGTGTTACACAATTTGCAGGTGGTGATGAAAAATTATTAGGTCTTATTCCAATGGAATATACTTTAGAGGAACAGCAAAAACGTCTAAATGCTGCAATGCAACGTGATGGTGGTGGATTAATAGCTGCAGCATATTTCGGTGGTGCAATACTAGATCCCCTACAATGGTTAATACCTGTAACTAGAGCTAAAACTTTATATCAAATGGCTAAGTTTGGTGCAGTATCTGGTGGATTAGCAGGTGCCTTAGGTTATGTAGATGAAAATAGTTTATTTGATACAAGAAGTAAACAAGCATTTGGTGGTGCATTGGGTGGTGCAATAATATCACCTGTTATAGGTAAAGGTGTACAAGCATTAAAAGTTAGAAAACTTAAAAAAAGTTTTGGATTAGATGATGAAGCACCTGATATAAAAAATATACCAGAAAAAGATTTAATTAAAGTAAAACTTCCAGGTAGTGAGGATATTACTATAGGCACAGCAGGTAAACGTGGTAGAAAAGTTAAAGGTCGTGGAGATGAAATAGTAAAGATTAGAAAAAATATTAGAATTAAACCTGTAGAAACTGTTAATGATACTCCTACATCAATAAATAAAAATAAACAAAATAATAAAACTTTTATATTGAGAGGACCAAGAGAGTTTTTTAAAACTATACTTGGTGCATATGTAGAACCTGTAAGAGCAGGTCAAAAATTATATAAAGAAAAAATTGGTAGACCAGCATTTGATTATTTTACAGCAGAAAAAGGTTTAGGCCCAGAAGTAGGATCAGGTTTAATTGGTGGTGCTTACGGATTTTCATTACCAGAAGAAGATGGTGATGCAACAAAAAGATTTTCTAGAGCAGTAAGAGGTTTTGTAGCAGGTTTTGCAGGCATGCATGTAGGTAGAAAAGTAAAAGTTTCTGATGATTTAACTGTAGCAGGTTTTCTTGGTAAAAATTTTGTAGATGGTTTTAAAATGCCTAAAGAAATAAAAAAATTAGAAGCAATTGATTTAGGTGGATTAAGAGGTAAGTTAGAATTAGAAGCATTAAGAATTGCACAAAAGGCACAGCAATTAACTGTTGACGAAAGAAGAGTATTACATAATATGTTAGATGGAGATGTTACATATCATGTCCCTTCTAAAACATTAAATAAAATTGCAAAAGAAGCTAGAGAAAATATAACTGCAGTTACTCAAATGTATATTCAAGCAGGATTAATAACAGAAGAAACTGCATTAAGAAATATAAATAGATATATAAAAAGAACTTATGCTGCAAATGATCTTGCTAAAATAGGATCTGAATTAAAAGTAAGAGGTGTATTAGAAGAAATATCTCCTGAAGAATGGCTTGAAAAATATAGTAAAGAAAAAGCATTTAGAATAGATGATGCAGGTAAAACAGTTCCACTAGAAAATCATAATGGGTGGGAATTATTCGGAAGAATTAAAGGTAAAGGGGGAGGTGAAAGAGCTACTCAAGAAATAGTAGAAAAATTAGCTAAAGATCCTACAAAAGCAAAACAAAAAATTATTAATGTTAGATGGGATTACACTAAACAAGAACGTTTAGGTATGTCTGAAATAGAAGATGGCGCATTTGCTATATTAGAAACTGGTAGATTAATGTCTAAAACATTACCTCAATATAAATTTTATGCTGATATAGCTGAGTTACCTTTTATAAAAAAATTTAATGAAACTACACCTACAAATGAAATAATAGAAGCTAATAATTTAATTAAAATGCCAACTGGAAATAGGTCAGGAACTATACAGCCAATATACGGCAAATTAGCAGGACAATATGTTCCTAAAGAAGTCTTCT